TCTTTATTCTCCTCAGTAGACGATTCTGTGGTACTGGTGGACTCTTCCAGTAGTGCCGCGCCGAGGTCTTCAGCGTCGTTTACGTCTGTATCTTGGTCGTTGTCGGCCATAGTGGTTCTCCTTTAGTTTACGTCTAACCTGACGAGGGTGGGTCTGAGATGGACACCTATTGGCTGCCAGTTTTGTGCGGGCGCGGCAGCCAATAGCTATACACCTATGCCAAGTGTTCCTCCTTGAGCTGTATCAGCTCTTCACGCTTCTGCTCCAGTAAACTACGGACAATGTTATAGGCTTCCAGCACGGTCGCTTCCGGTATGCCACTGCTCTCGGCGTAAGTCTTGACGGCACGTACTGAATCAGTGGCAGCGATTTCTTTTTCAAGCCATGTAATCAGCGTGTCAGTGAGGGTTACTCCAGCCGAACGCATCATGTTGTGTTCTTCGCGCTCTGCCCGTGCGTCATCGCGCTCACTCTCAGTCAGACCGTCGTCCTCATCATGGTGAAAAGCCTCACCGTTATTGGGCATGATGTCTTCGATTAGGTTTGTCTCATCGTTCATGTGGCGGCTCCGGCTGGCTGTTTCTTCGATTCTTTAGCTGCCAGTTTGGCCTGCTCTTCTTGGCTCTTGAAGTTACGGTCGGACTCCTCGGCATTGCGAGCGAACTGAGCGTCTTCATAGTCAAGCTCTTCGTCAGGCTTGCCTGCAGCCTTCTGGGCTACGTCGAACTTCTTGATATCAATCTCTTGCTGCTTCGGTGACAGGTCGCCTTCGCTGGCCATCTCAAGGCTCTGTAAGACGGCGTTCTTGGTGGACTCAGGTAGTTCAGCAAACTTGATGCCTAGTCCCTTGATACGCTCCAGTATTGGGTCAGGGGCGGCTTCGAGCTTGGCCTGTTCGATAGCTTCGGCAATCATCTGTTGTATTTGCTCTGGCTGGACACCTTGCGGCTGCTGAGTGGCTTCGACTGGTTGGCCGGTTTCGGGGTCAATATCACCGTCTTTGGCCGTCGGCATAATCTTCTCGGGGTCTTCGACACCAGACTTGGTAACGATACGATTTACCAGCTCTTTCATACCCTGCTCACCTATCATGGAGCCGACGACTTCGTACTTACCGGCTATGTCGAGCAGCTCTACTAAACGGTCGCGCTCAGTCGCATCGTCTTTCATGCTGGATGTACTCGGGTCTACCTTGAAGTCGAGCTTTTCAGTTTCGGTGTCGTAGTTAATCCGTATCTTGCGCTCTTCGTTGACGGCACCGGGTTGTATCTTCTCTAGCCGGGCGGCAGTTTCTTTGTCGAGCTTCAGTTCCTGTATGCCGCTGCGCTCACCGAACCACAGGTTCAGCTCAGTTTCGGCTATCTCTCCGAAGCAAGACTCGAACTGTTTACGCATGTAGTTGTCGGAGACACCGAGCTTGGCTTCTTGGTCTTTGAGTGCCTGCGGTGTCTTACCGAAGCCGGGGTTACCGACTTCACTCGATACAGAGGTATCGGTGCTGCTGTTCTCGTTGAGAATCTGTGATTTTATAAGGCCGTAGTTGTTGGCGAAGTTCTCTATGGCGCTGTTACTAAGCTCAACTGGCACCACATCGCCGCCGCTGCTGCCCATGCGCCACTTGGCACCGGGCTTCATACTAAGGCTACTCATGATGACACCGTTACCGATGATCTTCTTTGGCGGGTCGAGGCCAAGCAGGCGTGAGTACTGGTAAACCTGCATCTCAGAGTCGAGCAGGTTTTGCTTGCCGCCTGATTGCTCTATCGCGCCCCGGCCGAGCGGGTTGGAAAAGTCGAAGTTGGCGTACATGTAGTGGATTGGTATCTTACCGCGTGGGTCTTTGTTGACCTTACGCCGCACGACCTGCTTCAGCGCTGGTGCGTAGGTATAAAACGTGCCACCGATGCCGCGCTGGAATACGTGTATCAGCTCGATAGCACTACTCTCAGTGCCTTTGTCGCGCTCGTTTGGGGTCTGGGCTTGGTCGTCTTTACTGGTAATCTTGTCTTTGACTTCGGCCAGTGCCTTTAAGTCCCAGTCCTCTTCCAGCTCTTCGTTGAATTTCTCTTTATAACGGCTGCGTTGAGCCTGCTTGCTGTCGATGATGTACTGGATGTCGCGCGGCTGATACCACGCCCGTAGGCACATGACGTTGCTATCTTTGTCGGACTTCTTGCCCGGCTCTAGGAACACATCTTTGATATATGGCAGGTCAAAGGTTGGGAAGATGCGGCCGTTGCACTGTGTCATCTTGACGTAGACTGGCTGGGAACCGTACCACAGCGCCTTGGTGCCGAGTGCCCAGCACTTCTGGATAAGTTCGGCTACTTCTTGGTCTTCACTGGGAATAATCTCGTGCTCGTATATATAGCCGCCGATGATGTTCAGCCATTCATTGTCGCTGGTCACCTTGCCGGTCGGTATCTGCTGGATGTAGCGCTTGGGTTGCTCATAGCATAGGGCGGCCAGCGTACCGTCAGTGACTTTCGGGAGGTGCTTGGCGATACCGGGATGAGGCTGTGCCCGGCCGAGCCGCTCGAACTCTTTAAAAGGTTTAAAGAGCGGTGTCATGTACGTCACTGAATCGTTATACAGGTCGTACAGGTCGGTCTCTTTGACGTATTCAATCATGAACGGTTCTAGTGCCCTCTAGTGAGATATTTAACTGTATCATACCACAAGCGACATGTTGCGCTATAGCTTTGCGGTGATGCGATCAACGTAGGCTAATATCTGTCGGTCGGACAGTTTTACACTATAGTGTCGGATTATCGACCACAGCTTACCGTCTACATCTTCATGCAGGCCGACGTAAAGCTTATGCGTATCGCAGTTGAATATCATCAGTAAATCAGGCTCGCTGTATCTATCTCGTCGCGCTCGTACTCTTCCTCTTTCTCTTGAGGATAGAAGTTGCTGAGGCCGTATATGGTGGCCATCATGCCGTCAGACCAGAAGTGGTCGTACTCGTTTAAAATGTGACCGTCCTTGTCTGTCTGCCACATGAAGTTGCGATAGCTCTTGATGAGATTGGTGCTGCGCTTGGTAATACTTACCTGCTGCGTCTGTACCCAGTCGATGAGGCTGTTCTGGCTGCCCCGGCGCACGTAGCCGGGCTTCTTCTGGACACCAATGATACTGACACCGGCCTCGGCTATCGTGTCGATGCTCTTCAGCTCGGCACTGTCGGCAATCACCAGCGTACTGGGATGCGGCTGGGCTAAGAGTCGGTCAGCTATGTCTTTGTTCTTCATGCCGGTGCGGTAGATGACCTCGTCGATGATATAGCCGCCTTGGTAGTAGTAGATATCGACAATCACGGTTGGGTCGTTGCTGTAGCCGAAGTCCATGCCACGGCGCTCCAGCCGGGCTTCGTGCGGTATCTCTTCGAGGTCTGTACGCCAGCCCGTAAAGATTTTGCCACTCACCTCGCCGAGCTGCCCGAGTCCGTATACCTGCCACCATGCCTTGTTGTGTCTATGTGATTCGATGTCACTCACAATCTCAGGACTGAGCGCCTCGTTGTCTTTGTAGGTGAGCACTAGGAAATCGTGGTCTCTATGCGGGGCTACGTCGGTATACCACCAGAACTCGTTGGTCGGGTTCCAGTCGATGATGATTAACTCCTTAGTACGAACCATCATCTGGTCGGCTGCTTCCCACTTGACGTTGTTGCCTTCGTTTATATACAGCCGGTCGCGCCTTGGGCCACGGGTCTTGCTCGGCATATCGGCGGAAAAGAACTCTAAGCGGCTGCCCGTCTCAAACGTATAGATGAACTCGGTTTTATTCCAGCGTTCCTCGCGGTAGTAGTTGTGCCCTTGCATGATGTTCAGGAAGTCGCGCATGGCACCGCGCTTCAGGTGTGGCATGGTCTCACTGACGATACTGGTAAGAGTAATCTCGGTGTCGGTTTGAGCACGGGCTATGAGATACAGCAACGTCGATATTGTTTTACTAGCTGACGTACCACCGGCTATGCCACGTATACGTTTGTTTAGGCCGCAAATCTTGCGGGTGGCTGTGGTGCTGGCATACTTCATGCAGCGGGCTCGTTGACGTATGGCTCGGTACTGTTCGACACGACAACTTCGTGGCCGAGCTTGTCGTGGTCGGTACATACCTTGTTATATTTGGGGGCAAGTCTCATGGTCTTGTGTGCGTCGGACACGTACGATGAATCGACGATCTTACTGGCGCTCTTGTCGTAGGCACAGTCATTGCAGCACCAGCGGTATTCGATAATTATTCTCATTCTATCTGTGCCTCACAGCTCTGGCACATAAACTCGATACCACTGGTGCCTTCTTCCCGGCACTCAAGCTCTATATCAACCATGACACCGAACGGTACGTCTATGTAGCAGTTACAATCGACACAGTTGACCATCATCGGACTACCTCTAGAAACGTTACGACTATCAGCGACACGTAACCGACGGCGAACAGAAGGGCGGTGAACGGTTGGTCGAGGAACCATCTAAGCATCGTTGTCTATTCCACGGCTAGTATTTACTTGACTCGTTGTCGTACCATTCATCTTAGAAACAATGGGGCGGTAATGAAATGAGGGGGTTTGTCGCTCAATCATCAGCCGGTGCCTCTTCCTTCTTGATATTGCTCAGGTCAATGATTGGCGCTGGCATATCCTTACCGTTTGTGGTGTG